TTTTTTTTTTTTTTTTTTTTTTTTTTTTTTCCCTTTTCTGTTCCGACTGAGTTCTCCCAGAATCGCCGGCAGCACCGAAGCGCCTTGGGCTATCTGGGTCAGTCGAACAAGGCCCTCCATCTTGCCTGCAGGTACTCGTGACTCGGTACGGCACCGTAGTCAGCGAAGGGGTGCATCAATCTATCATATTCTTCTTTTCCAGAATGTTGAGCCAACATAGAAACAGATTGCAGCTTCTCGAGTAGTGTTCCTGGTTTGAAGTAGGAGAGCATGGCTTCCAAATTCTTTAAATCCATAACTGGTTTGTATAAGCCGTCGTTGTTTTGGACGAATTTGCGCTTTAGAAAAACAGCATCGGAAAGAGAGGAAGTCGGAGGGAAGACAGAACCCTTGTTGGCAGGAGTCATCTTATACCCCAACTTGGCAGCGCGTCGTGCCACCTCATTGAAGTCCAGATCGTAATCCGTGCCAACCAGAAGGTCGTCACCGTAGGCGATGATATCAACCATGTCATATTCAAATTCCTTGTAAGTCAATGCCAGAGCAGTCCTGATGATCACATTGTTGAGCACTGTGTTCAGCAGGCTGGTCGCGGCACAACCGGAGGGGAGGCCACCGGTAATCTTGATGCGACGCTCGCCGTAAGCGTGCACCGAGACAGCCAGGGATCTGAGATACGGTCCCAGCGCAGGGCTAAAACCATTGTCCACGGTGAAAAAGTGAGAGATGAGAGCCTCGAAGGAGCCAGTGCCGTGTGAAGAGTCAAAGGCACTGTAGTCCACGTCATACGTGTTCTTTCTCCCCTCGAGTTGAGCCCCTATGACGGTCCAGAAAACATCAGGGTCAGACCCGATAGCAGAGCCGAGGAGAAAGCCAGGATGGGATTGAAACTTGGCAGCAAAGCGCCCAAGCAACATTCTGCCCACAATGCAATGCGCCAGGGAGGGCACATCAACAATGCGGGTTTTTCCCGCTCGGACTTTCTCTGAGGGTCTGATCTCATCTTTCAGAAAAGTTTGGAAGACATGGTCAGAGTAGTCACCGTCTAAGAATTTCTGGATTTGTACAGCCAGCGCCGCATCTACTGTACCGTTCACAAAATCGACGAGATCAGTACGTCGAAGGCCGTTGATGGCGTAAGGCAGACCCGGAGCTGTGTGGGGATCCATGGGGTCTAGTCCGGGGATGCCCAGAATTGCTTCTTTGACGGTCAGAATGTCATTGTCTTTCCCCAAGAAGGAGAAGACTCGATGAGCGTACTCTGACATGTATGTGTAGAACAAAGGAGGTTGGTAAGGGACATTGGCAGTGTGTTTAGACCAAATTACTTCATCCAAGTCAACATCCTTGTTCAGTCTGGGATCAAATTTTGACAACACAGCAGGCTCAAACTCCGGTTTGTACACCGCGTGTGCGGTCGTCTTTCTCAATTTGGATTTCCGGGGTACATGTACGGTGATTCCAGGCTCTAATTCAGTCATCAGTCCTTGCATTGTGGCCAAAGGTTCACCGAGGTGTTTCAGGGCTTTGATTAGTCCTAATTTTGAGATATAGGTCCCGGCGCCGATACCGGCGGCGCCAGCAGAATGCAGGCCAATGATGCGTCGGACGCCACCGGCCTCACAGACCAGGGCCGAGCCGCACCATCCTTTGTAGGTCGTCACCCTGTACCTAAAGAGTCTTGCGTAAGTTCCTTGTTCAGAGGTGATGGAATCAACAAATCCGAGGAAATTTCCAGAGAAGAAGAAGTTTCCGTAACTGGACGAAACGCCAACCACACGGGAGTTGCGTGCCGGCATCTGGTCAAGTCCAAACTTGTCTAGATTGTTAGGGAAAGAATTGCCCGGTCCGAGACGTACCATCATCAGATCTGTGGGAATACCGTGGTGAGTGAAATGAACCGTTTGGAAGGGCTCATCACGAGTGTGTACCTCACCGCGGATTGTGAAGCTGGTCCAGGAGGGATTGGACCATGTATGTTCATTGATTAGGAAGGTCCGGCCGGTCACCAGAAGAGCGGACTGTGTAAGCCCAGAAGGTCTGTTGGGAACCATGAAGGTAATGGGGACGACCACTTTCTTAGCGACCGCAGCCTCAAAGCCCATGTCCACGTTGGGCTGTTGCATTTCCATGAGAGAGAGTGCTCCAGGGGGCTTAGAGTTTTTCTTCGGGCCGTCATAAGCATTTTCGCTCCTGGGTGCCTTGACAGATCCCTCACTTTCTGTTTCTTCTTGGTCTGCATCAGAGCCAGAGAAGTACCTGTAGAGTCCCACTGCCAAGATTATCAGACCAGGGGTGACCGCAGCTAGGGCAAGACCTAGCTTGGCAAGAATAGCCAAACGGCCAACCGGGTCGGCCTCTGGAGTGAGGTCGACAAGCGCCTCATCGACCGCAGCGGGGGAGAGAACTCTACCCAACGCCTCGTCGACGGGGGTGTCATCATTCTCGTTGGGGCTCTGTAGAACCAGAGTCTGCATGTTTCGGGCACCTTGTTGCTTGGCTCGAATGTCTGTACAAATGGAATCGACCAACTCTAGGAGATTAAAATTCTGGTGACCATTTTTGAAGCGCACAGCTACGTCCACAAAGGGCACATGGGCAGCAAAAGGATAAATGGGGGGGGCGTCTGTGCGCCTGAAAGCCAAGTCAAAATTCAGCCGTGTGTGTTTCTTGTAGGCCTCAGATACTTCTAGAGTCAGATCGTAGTTGATACGGCGAGAGACTGCAGAAGGATCAGCAATGGTGACAGGACTGAAGTGGGGGAGATTTGTAGTTGCAATGATGAGATTGGAGGTAAAGGGACGCCCTTTCTCTGCAAGGTCCGCCATGTTGGGGAGAAATTGGGCGGTCGACACCATCTGACAAAAGGTGGAGAAATCTTGTCCATCCGGGTTTTGTCCCAAATCATCCATCAAGGTCACGAACTGTCCTTTGTATCCATCGAAGAAATCTGGATCTGGGGGAAGAGAATATACACTTTGGGAGCCATAGAGGCGCTTGGACACAGCCTGGGCAATCAACGTAGAGGCCAAGCTCTTGCCGCATCCCGGCTTGCCTCTAAGGACCACCACAACGGGTTCAACTCGTTGGGCTGAACTTTGTTTGGCATTGATCATAGTGGTGAGACTTTGGGCCAAATTAGTCTTCCCCAGTGTTAGGGCAAGAGATTTGAGGTTCTGGAGGTATTCAATCTGGTCGTCGCTAAGAGGGGGCCCGGAACCAGCCATGAAAGCGTCATGAGCCAAGGCCACAGGCCCGAGCTTCTTCATCTCCAACTGGTACTGGAGGACAGGGCTGGCTTTCTCTTTGTTGATCCAGGCCTGCAGCCAATCGACCACCTCTTTGACTAGGTCACGAACAAATTGAAAATTCTTCAAGCCGGCAGCTATTTGGTTCCAGTCTTTGACTTTGTCCATGGGTCCTTGCATCTTAAACAGTTTTCGGAATTTCGACTTCACTGAGGGCTTGGTCATCAGGTTTTCAGCTGGTGGAGGAGGTGGTTCTACGGTAAAGAAACTAGAGCATTTCTCTATCAGTAAAGAGTAAAAGTCAGTGTAATTGAGCCCCCGAGAGAGAAAGTGCAGGCCCAAAAGAGCCTTTACTGAAGCTTGGTTGGATAGCGTGGCGGCCAAGGCGACAGAGCCTTCCCCCACTAGCTCGCTGAGTAAATTGGGCCAAAAATCATCGTTCTTCACATACTTTCTCCAGGTCTGTTGAACAGAGTGCACCATCTTCCAGAGAGAGGCCAGAGTGACTAGATCATTTTCTGCTTCAAGAAACTCCAAAATTGGGTTGTCAGAAGCAGGACCAGGATTGGTCTCGATATCGCCAGATTGCATCAGCATCTTCTGCTTGTAGCTGCGAAAGGGAAGCATGCTGGGGCACCAGGCACGTGCGTTCTTGTACCGAATGTACACGGCCACGTGTTTTACAGCGGTGCTTTTCTTCTCATTAGGACGGGGGACAAAGGCGTAAATAGTCCCCCAATCAGCATGCGCCGGTAGACCCCGCGTAGCAGAAGAGAGCTTGGAAGCCCCCCCCCAGCGCACGGGGAGCACAGACGAGACAGAGTTCCAAGGGAGCACGAAAGATACCTTCCCACCCTTGCTAGCGAAAGCGCGGGGAGTGCGCCCAGTAAAGTGGAAGGGCACATGCAGCTGGTCGTAGACAAAGCTGGAAGCCTGGTATTCACTGCCAGAAGGAAACCACCCTACAGCAAATTCCAGATCCGGCTCTAGTGAGACCACCGTAACCTCAAGGTCCGATCTAAAGTAAGTGAAACAGGCCAAGCTATAAAAATTGAAGTCCAGTGAAGTGTTAGCAAGAACACCACTGCCGGACGGATTGGCGTACAGGCCGAAACGAGTGGCGGGTCGGGAAGCGACTGTTGGGCGGGGGGTCAGAAGACAAAAGTAACCATCATCCTGCTGCGCACCTTCTTGTGTAGGGAAAGGGCGGGGGAAAACGGCGTCCTTCTCCAGTACCTTGATTACATTCAATAATCGAGATCGATCAAACAGGAACTTGACATTAGTGTGGTTAGAGCCAGGAGCCGCCAGTTCACCAGAGAAATCGGTGTCAGTGTTACCCGCCTCAATAACCCCGGTCTCGGCGTTGTCGGTGGAGTGGAACACATAGGAAGGATTACAATCAACGGGGAGACGGAGAGTGTAATCCTCACCAGCAGAAGCGAAAAAGAGAATGCAGGGACTTTGCGGACAGTCAGGTGGTAGAGTAATTTTGGTCAACTTGTGCAGGCTAAACCAACCATCAGCGGAGTAAACCGAGTTGGTAATGGCTCGAGTTTCACGGTAGTCACTGGGCGAGATGTAGGGGACGACGAAGGTCCAACTAGAGTTCAAGCCTATGTCCCAAATAGAGTATGTGCACTGCATAGCTTCGGAAAGAGTCTGTGGTTGCGTTCCATTTGGGGGAGAATACGAGAGCAGGAATTTCCCTCTCGCCATCATGGGTCCACAAAATGTCAGAGTGATTTGGATACACCCACGGTAATTGGCGAAATTTGAACTGATGGCGCCAACCAGGGTGTTCTGATAGACGGGATCTGAAAGGGTGATCGGGAAGGAGATGAGAGGCCTGTCATCGAACTGGGTGGGAACGGCAACGTAGGGCACATATGTGTCTGAGGCAGGCACGGGTTCAGGCACCCGCTCAAATGCCATGAGAGTGGGTATGCGGGCCAGTTGCAAAAGGTCGGTTATTTCACCAGGGAGGTAATTGACAGGAGGGGTACGCACATTCCCGTAAGCAGGGACAGTGTCGTCAGGGAGGGTTGAGAGAAACATAAGCGAATTTTCTCTGGGTGCCGTAGGAATGGGCCCCTGTTCTTCGTCCGTCCCGGCCGTGTAGCGGTTGCGAAGCCCATTGAAGTAGGGACTTGTAGGCCTTACAGAAAATGTAATTTCTGGGTCAGTTGTGGCTCCTTCCTTATAGTCTAGGGGAACGAGCACCATAACGAGGAGGGTCCAGGAGTTCTGTGTCTCTGAGGATTGCGTGGGGGTCTCCCCGATGTATGGGACGTTTATGTCTACCGAGGTAGAGGTTCTCGCGTTCAGAATTTGGTGTGGGAAAACCGTTACTTGATAGGGGTTGATGAAATTGGGACCCCAAGTCCAGTTAGGGGGCCGATAGTATGTGCCAAGAGACTGAAAAGGCATGTTTTTCCCGGTCCGGTAATCGTCAGACATTTCCACCCACTGTTCTTCATTCAGCTCCTGTAAGCTCTTTGCCTTACCGTCGGGCTTGACATCAAGGGTGGTTTCAGGAACCATGGCAACAAGAAGAGCGCCTTGGTGGAATTGTGTCAAATTACATTGGACCTGCACCTGCCACCCGCACTTCATCAAAAAGTGTCTATGTAGGGTAGCTGTGAAGGCCCCTCCGTTGAGGCCTCCCTGCCTAGACAGAAAGGCCCCGGGAAGCGGGACGGCCTGAAAAGAGAAGGTTTTTACAGCTTTTGTCCAAGAATTGAGACGTCCAGTGTACCACCTGTCGATGGCAGTGAAAGTGGTGGTGGGTTGATCTGTGCTGCTGGACGGAGGATCAGATTTGGTCGGGTCTTCAACGTAGGCACACAACACACCCAATGATGATTGCGTGTTTATGGCAGTGTTGCCCGCCGTTTGCGTTGTGACTCGATCAGCAGAGTTTTCCATTTCTTCGGTGTTGTGATCTTTGAGGTAGCCAAGAGGGTTCAAGATTCCACTGAAATTTGTGAGGAGACCCGCTAATCCGCCCCGGGAGTTCCCGGGTCCGGCGCCTGACGCCGACGAGGAGGTCGAGAAGTCTACTGAATTCTGATAAGTGTTTGCGTAGTAATTGAAGGTCATGTTACCATTATTGCCACGGGAATCAAAATCATTCTTTGACGTTGTCTGAACATTACCCTGTAGTTCGTACACGATGTCCAGTCCGAGTTGTTGTTTGGCGGCGCGAATTTGGTATTCATTGAAAGACCTTAAAATTTCAATTTCACCCTGTAGGTTCAGTATCTCCAAATGAGTAGACGAATCGTAAACACCATTGTTCACCGATCTGGGGTATTCAACGATCTTGACTTTTGTTCCGGTTACATCTTCAAAGGTGCCAGAGGCTGTATCGAAAGAAAAATGAGAGTTCTGCATATTTGTATGTGCTACCTATAGAACCGACACGACTAGGCCGTCGCCCTATCAGGCAGTATCCAAGGCACGCTAAGGCCTAGCTACAGTTCCCGCTGTAGCTCGCTATGCTAGGGGTCATGCCCCACCCTCTGGATCGAGCCGTGGATATTCAAAAAGAAGTCCTGGGTCGAGAGGGGAGAACCATGTACTCATGGTGGTAGCAGTCACGTGGACTCTGTGTCGGAGCTTGTTGCACGAAGGCCTCTCGGTTCCCTTACTAAGGAGGGTCGAGCTCCAGTTCAGTGATCCGAGGTGGGTAGCCATCTTGCAGCCATAAAGGGACTAACAGCATGTGGTTACAGCGCTTTCCGCGCTTGAGCCAGTCTTACGGTTATCGCACATCCCGTGCGGGGGTTAAATCTTATGGTTACAACACACTTTTCGTGGGTGAGTGAATGGTCGGGGGAGAAACGAGTAGGCTAGAACTCGCAGACCACACCAATAACATTGGTAGGTGCGCCGTTTGGGTGCGCTAACACCTTTGGCGACGCAGGAATCGGAGCCGCACCGTTCCCCGCAAAAGCAGGTTGGATGTTGCCCCTCTGTGCCTCTAGCAAACACAGCCGGTTAACCCCCCGGAAGGGGAAAGGAAGGACTGGGCATCAGGGCCCAGCCCCCCATTTCAAA